CTACACCCTTTTTGTAATAATCTTGAAAGACATCACCTGGTTTTACCATTTCATTTAATATGTCTGTTAACTTAATCATACTCTTGGTGTTCCCACCCTATCCCATAGTTTTAGGATTAAACGAATAAGTTGTTTTGTATTCATCTTATTCATTTTTTCTTTACTTGAATCGTTTACCTTATCCCACACTTGAGTCATCATATTTGCAGTAGTTCCATCTACAAGAGTACCACCAATCTTTTTAGCTTGTTTGTTTTTAGCTACATCAAGAACTTTTTTAATATTACCAGTTGGTTCTACAGCTTCATTTACGGATTCTTTTATATCTGAAGTACCTGTTAATGTATATCCTAATTGTTCACCGTTTGCTTTTCTTGCTTTTTCAAATTTTTGTTTAGCTCTACCTTTTAACTCACCACCAAAACCTTCATCTACTCCTTCAGCTGGATTCATAATATAATCACGAGACTTACTGACATAATCTTTTGCTAAAGTAATCTTATCAGTCCACCAACTTGGCAAAGAGTCATCGTTAGACATTGAACGTAGTTTTTTAATAGTATCTACTGCATCTGCAATTATCAGTTTGAGTTTTCTCTCAACTGAAGCTACATCTGTATGACCGTCTTCATTCATATTTTCACTTCTTACCTTGTTAGGTAGACCTTTGTGTTTTGTTTTAGCAAACTTTTTAGTTGACTTCTTCTTCATTGACTTTGCGGCGTCCTTTACAGCTTTACTTACTTTACTAGCTGGTACTTCACCTTTTTTGTAAGCGTGAACCAGCCCCATAAATCTCTGTTGTGCTTTAGAGACAGATGGCATTACTTTCCACCAATTCTCTTATATTGTTCTTTAAAATTAAGCTCTTCATTCTTTCCATCTTTTTTAATTTTTTTATCATCTAGTTCTTTACCACTTCTTTTATGTTGGTGTTCTTGCATTTGAACTGGTTTTAAATGTTTTACATCCACATTTTCGTAAGTTTTATTTCCAAACTTTATATTACAAAATTCAACTTTACCATCCTCTGTTAGAGAATGCCAAGTTACTTCACCTACACCTTCATTCTTATACTTGGGAGACCCCCAAGTTGCGTGGTGAAATCATTGATGTTGTACTGATTTATTATATGTATCCATTTTATTTGTCTCCTAATATACGTTTAGCATATTCGTCTTTTGTAGGTTCTACTTTTCCTCTAACTACATCCAATACAAAGTTTATTGTAATATCGTTAGCTACTAAATCTCCACATCTGGCGGTAACCGTTCCTTTTAAACCATCTATAATGATTGAACCAGTTACACCAGCAAATTGTTTAAATAATTCTGTATCTATGTTATGTTTACCTTCGTCTTGTTGCCATTCAGGTACACTATAAGTGGTGTAAACAAAATCTCTATGGTCAGCTGGAAATGAATGTTTTATTGATTCATCCACTATGTAAACTTTATCAACTTTAGTTGTTAACATTTTATACGTACCATATGTCTCAGGTAATGTTACATCATACCAACCGTGTTCTTTATCACTTTGATATGTTGGTTCACCAATCAACTCAGTTAATTCTGTTAAATACTTATCAGCGTCTTCATTTTTAAAGACACCCTCGTTAAGTTTTAACTTTGGAAGAGGTTCACCAAATTTTCTATCCCAAACATTTTCTTTAATTAATTTTTTTAGTTTAATCATTACTTCATTTTCTTAACGTATGAAATGGTGTCTCTCATAAATTTAGTAACATTATCTTTATAAGACTTTTTTATATCTTTTGCTAGTTTCATATTTTCTTTTCGTGGGTCGTCTAAAAAAATCTGTTCTAACTTCATCATTCTTTCACGAAGTTTTGCTTCAGCTTTTATAATTCTTTGTAATTCTTTTTTAGCTTTTCTAACGTCATCTGGCCCCTCAGATACTACTCCTTCTTTAACTTCACAACATCCTCCACCACAGCCACAATCTTTTGATTTTTCTATGATTGATGTTAACGTAGGTAGTGGTTCACCAAATTTTCTATCCCATACATATGCTTCTGATAATATATTTTTTAATTTAATCATTTAATTTTTAAAGAGGCTAACACCACTTTACCTTTTTTCTTTTTACCTTCAACAATATCTTTCAAATCGTTACCACTAAAGACTAATTTTGCAGAGAGCTTTCTACCCTTTACCATTATTGAATTTTTTCCAATTACTTCAAACGGAACGCTCGTTTCATTTTCTATTTCCTCGTCAAGTCTCCAACTTCTCCACCTATCCATCATTCTTCTATAATTAGCCATATGTTAACCTCTCATAATATCATTAATTATGGATTCAACTTTACAATACTCACCACAAGTTCTACCCATCGTAACATTTTTATCTACAGATTCATTTACACCTGCTGGGTGCATAAACGCTCCGTGTGTAGATGGATTAGAAACAAAATCAAAAGCTATAAGTTCAAAATCAGGTTGTACTTGAGTTACTGAATCACCATCAGCTTCACTAACAGTTTCTACTGAACCCATACCTCTTGAAGAGATACCTAACTTAATACCCGCTTTAAATAATTCTTTTAATATATTACCACTTGGTGTGCCTAATACCTCAACTTCACCTAAAAGGTTATCACCTTCCCAATGCATATCTCTAATATTATGTGATACATTTTGTAGATTAACTACTGAACTCTCTGGATGGTCGAGTTCTCCCATAGCTCTACGTTCTGATATAAATTCTTTTGTGTACTTTTTAGCTTCACGTTGTAAAATCTCACGAGGATAAATTCTACCATTTTGATTTTTAGCTTCAGCACGTTGTAACACACCACGAACAATTAACTTACCGTTGTTTTGTTTCATTGATTCGTTAATCTGTTCTGGTTTTATTTCAAATGGTAAGTAATCTACTATTAAGTTCTTCACATTTAGCTCCGTGTTTTAATTATTTCGTTTTTTAAATCTTGTAGTCTTTTTATCCATCTATCTATAAAAAAGATAGTTTCAACTTTTGTTGGTTCTTCACCTTTAACTTTAGTTTCTTCGATGAGCCAACGTTTTTTTAACTTGGATAGACTTAACAATCTACCTAAAAAGTTAAGTCCATCTTTATCCCAAGATGGTTTCATTATAAGATTAGTAAAGTTGACCGACTTTATTTGCTAGTTTTACTAACCTTTCACTAATTTTTTTCATAGCTCCGTGAGTGTTTTTCCAATAGGTTTTAGAATCAACACCTATTTCGTTTTTCAATCTCACATTCATTTTAACAAGTTTATCTAACTCGTTTAATTTATCTCGAACCTCTCTCATTGAGTAACCAATTTTTTGTTTTGCTGTTAGAGATTCATCATTTCTGTAATTATGATAGTGACCTTCAGTTACATTCTCAAGTTTCTTATCAACTTGTTTTGCTTTACCAGGTTGAACTCTGGTCACACTTGTAATAGCTTTAATACCACCTTTTAGTTTTTTAGCGACTATCATTTTAGCTTCACCTTTACCAGTAGCATCAACTAAAACACTACCTAAATCTCCTACTTTTACGTGAAATTTAGCTTCAGACATACTATAACCACTCTGTTTGGCTATTTTCTTTTCTTTGTCTTTATCCTTTTTACGTTTACCACTAAAAGCATATGGTGTTTTTGGAGGCCCAGCTCCACCATCAAGATTACCTGTTACAGATACTTCTTCTAATTCTTTTTTAATTAATTCTCTTACTAAAGCTTCTAATTTTTTAAGAGTTGTGGACATTTTTTATCTCCTTAACTAATTCATAATATCTCATTAGTGTTAGAACTTGTTTTTCATTAACTATTTTACCTGTTGTCATATTATCCATTTGATTAACAGCTTCTGTTAATTTTATTTTAGTAATAGTATCATTAACCTTTGGTAAATGTTTTTTTAATTCTTTTTTAATCTTAGATGATTCAACATCAACAAACTCTCTTAGAGAATTTGTGTTACTAACATTATTAATATAATGTTTAAGTAAGTTTCTTTGTGATTCATTAAGTGTTTTATATTTTTTATTAAACTTATCAACGAGTATTTGATATGCAAGCAATCTCAAATCTTTATCTTTTTTATTATACTCCTTTAATACGTGAGCTTTAGCTTCTTTAGAACTAATTTTTTTACTTGTAATATGTTCTAAAATAGTAAACTTAGCATTAACAGTTTGTTCTGGATTAAACGTTTCATCTACAGTTTCTGCTTGAAATGTATTATAGATAGAGGCTAAAAGTTTATAATTAGAAATACGACCATTAAAAAAGTCATCAGAATTATAATTTTCTTTAATTTCTTTAATTAAGTTGTATTTTTCATTACGTAATTTAGAATTACTTAATTTTTTTCTTGATTTTAATACAATATTTACTAAATCATTTGCACGATTTTCAGATTCATAGTGTTTTTCTGAAAGTAGACGATATAATTGTAGTTCTTTACCCAATTCTGTATCTTCGTTAAAATATTTTTTTACAATTTTAACTGATTTAGTACTTTTTCCGGCTAATACATCTGCTGTTATCTGCCTTGTCAATAATTCAAAAAGAATACTTGTATTCTTTATTTTAGAATGCTTTAATTTTCGAGCCATTACAAAATACTCCAATATTTAATTATATTTACTCATAAATAAATATAAAGTTAAACAATAATTAGTCATTTGATTTATCTTTGGTTAAAGAAGTTACCTCATTCTTGTATACTTCTTCAACTTCAGATGCTTCATTGATAATTTTTGCGTCAGTATTACCAAATTTCATTGATTTTTTTAATTTATCATAGTGTGATAGAGCTAATGGTTTACCATATTTAGGAGCTCCACTACCACCTTTTTTCTTATCGTGAGCTCCAAGTGGGTCTCTACCTCTCACTCCACTATCTTTTCCATATTTATTTGCTTCTTTAGGACGGCCCGCACCTTCAAATCCACCTTCTGGTGCTCCACCTTTGTCATCCAACTCGTGACCTGACCTACCCATAGCCATATCTGATGGTGTTCCTTGAGATTCTCCACTTTTAGCTGGGTCATTACCCTCATTTTCTATCTGTTGTCGTCTGAATTTATTTTTATAATCAAAAACAATACCATCATCTTCATTTTTAATTTGTTCTTGTGTGAATCCAAATATATTTTTATAAATCCACTCTGAAGATACTAATCCATCTTGTAACATTGAAGATGCTAAACTTGTTTTATTATTCCACAATTCAATCTTCTCTTGTTCATAAATTGTAGATGGATTTGTTAAACCTAATTCAAAATCAACTAAATCTGAATCTTGATATCCTTGAGCATATAAATGAACAATAGCAATTTTAGTTAACTCTGATATTGTGATTCTTTGTATTCTTTCGATAGTTCTTGCAAACCTTACATCCTCTGCTGCCAATGTCGCCTTTGAACCGATTTGTTCTTCAAAACCTAAGAAAGCTTTAGGTATTCTTAAAGCTGATAATAGTTTATTTTTTAAATACTCAATATCTTCAGTTGCTTCATAAGTCAAACCTGGAAGAGAGTCAATATTAGTTCCACTATCTCCACCACGAACTGGTAAGAAGAAATCTTCAGTTATGTTTTGCATATTATATTTTAAGTTATAATCACCTGTAGTTTCATCTACAACTGGTGCTTTTTTCATTTTATTAATAACTTGTTGCATATAATTGTCAACTTCATTTGGTGGAATGTTACCGATGTCTAATTTAAATACTCTTTTTTCTGGCGCCCTCATAATTCTATGAATTAACATAGCGTCTTCCATAAGAGTTAATTGTTTATAAATTTTACGTGCACCTTCAACTTGTGATTTACCATATGGTAAATAATTAGAATCAGATAATAATCTAAAGTGAGCAACTTCATAGTTTTCTAACTCTTCTCTTGTTGAAGAACGTTCTGATTTATATCTATGTTCACTTGTTGTTGATTCAATTAAAAATTTTACATACTCTGGATTTTCAGGGTCTAAACCTTCTAATCTTGAAACGTCATATACAGACATAGGTACAACATTTGTAATACCATATTTTTCATTTATATCTAATTTCAAAAAGAAATCACCATACTTACACATATTACGAATCCAAGGCCATAAATTAAATTCAATATTTAATATATCATAAAATAAGTTATGTAGTATTTGTTTTATTTGATCGTTATCAGATTTAATTTGTAATACTTCACCATATTCTGATTTCATAGTAGACTCATCTGAATATATGTCAAGTGCAGAAGAAATTATAGCGTCGCTATCCATAGCTTCATAATCTTTAAATAAATTTAATCTTACTGATTTTGTTAATAGTGAATCTGAGTATCCACTTAATCCTGCACCAGTAAATATTTTTTGATATCTATCAACTAGATTATTTTTTGATATTGATTGTGTACGACTTGTATCGGCAACTTTTAATCGTTTACCACCTACATTTCTTACTATTACGTTGGTAGAAAATAATCTTTGTAATCTACCAAATAGACTTGTGTCAGCCATTTTTTACCTCACTTAATTAACCAAGTTAAATCCTCTTGTTTTTTACCTATTTCCATAGTCCAAGAATCATTTTGGTTATTTTTTGGAGTATATACACCTTGATTAGATGTTATACTACTCATTGCTTTTTTTTGTAATTCTACACCTTCAGCTCTTAATCTCAGAGCTGTTTCTCGTATCCATAATCCCATAGCGTAAGACATTACCAAGTCATCATTATATCCACTCATTGCTTCTGCCCTACTACCATTATATATAAATACAAACAATTCATCTATTAATCTCTGTGAATGAACTGTTACTAATTTTTCTCTAAAAAATTCTTCTAATTTAGACACAACTAATGGTCTTGTCTTAGAAGTTATTGTAAATCCTGGTACAAGTTGTTTTTCAGCTCTATTAATTTTATTATTAATCTGTCTATGAACATCTACCACTTGTAAATCTTTACTCATATAAAATAGGTTTTCATATTCCCTATCAATCACTTGTTGGATTGTAGCCCAACCAATGTTATTATTCTCAATAACAAGTAATGCATTATTATATTCAGTAGCCATATTAACTAACAGATTACCATAATCTCTCGTAGACATTCTACCTTTATATTCTGCTACTTGCTCTAAACTTTCTACATCTAAAATATGAAATGCAGAATAGTCTGTTGAATCACCTCTACTCACGTCAGCACATACCACATAATCTTTTGTGTAGTTTGGTGGCTCCCATATCCAAACATTTGAATCAATACCACGTTTTTCCATTGGTTCTTTAACTTGTGTAGTTCTATATTCTTCTAAAATAATACCATCAACTACTGATTGACCAGAGGTTATAAAGTCACAATCACATTCTTGAGCAGCTAACGAAGGCCCTAATAAAGCATCTTGTTCATCTCTCCAATCTTGTTCTCTATCTGGATGTACAGTCCAATGAAGTTTAATAAAATTAAAATCATTTAAATGGTCTTCAGCATCCATCCAAGTTTTGTGAAACCAATTACCTACACCATTCGGTGTAGAAAGTGCAATACATTGTCCACCAGTTGATAACGTCTGTGATGCTGCAGCCCATATACCATCAATCTTATCGATAAACGCTGCCTCATCAAGTATCAATAAAGACAGAGCTTCTGAACGACCTGCGTCCTCACCACTCGATACAGCTTTTATTTGAGAACCATTTTTATATCTCAAACTTAATTTGTTATCTTCAACACATTTTTGTTTTAACCAACTTGGAAGATTTGCGTGCATAACACGAACTTTCGTTACCAAGTTTTTTGCTACTTCTTGTTTTGTAGCAATTACTAATATATTTTTATCTTGATGAAACGTCATCATCCATAAAGAATATCCAGCGGTTAATGTAGATATACCTAATTGACGTGCCTTTAAAATAATATTAAATCTGCTCTGTACAAAATCCTCAACTGTTTTTTCTTGAAAAGGATAAAGATGAAATGGTATTTTTCCCTCTATCGGATGTTGTATCAAACAATATTTTTTTAAAAAGTATACTGGGTCAGCAGCACACTTTACATACTCTTGTTTAATTACGTCTTTAAGTTGTCCTTGTGTATTACGTTCCATACTAATATACTACTGCTACTCTTCCACTCCCACTAACTCTTTGAACTCCAATTGGATAAAGTTCTTTTGCAGTAATATTTCCTGCAGTAATACTTCCACCTTTAATTGGTGTTATTACTGTATTTCCAGCCACCTCTACTATAAATCCTTTAGAGCCAGCTTGTGAACCTGTAGCGTAATAATCTATTTGAGCGCCACCTGCACTTCCACTAACAATAACAACACTTTTAAATTCAGCGTTGTCTCTACGATCTATAGAACCACTGCGACTAGATATATCGGTTCTACCTGCAGAACCAGCTTTTATAGTTGCCATCTATTTTCTCCTGTTTGTTGTTAATCCAACATTTTTTAACATTTTATCAAAGGTGTATTCACCTATTAAATCTTCAAATTCAATATCTTCAAAAGAATCAGATTTAAGAATATTTGATATTAAATCTTCATATATTTCTTCAACCTCTGTAGAATCTTCATCTTTTAAATGAGAATATTCAATGGCTACAATACGTAGTTCATTTAATAAAGAAATAATTTTTCTTATATTTCTACCAGAAATTATGTATATTTTGCTGTCTCTTACCATTAAATAAATATATCAACTTAAAGATTCTTCTAATTTATCTAAGTATTCTAAAGCCTCTTTTGCTTTTTCTTTTAATTCTTTACTATTTAAAGACCACTTTTCTTTATCTACTGAATAACCATCGGGTCTGCTTTGTAAAAGATACTCTGGTGTTTTTTGTTCTGCAAATTCTACTAATTTTTGTTTTTGTTCTTTTATCCAAGATAATTTATTTTCTTTTATTTTATTATCTTTCCATTCATCATACTTACCATCAATTCTTAATCTATTCTCAAATTCTACTTGACAATTAAAACAATGATTATGTACAGCCCAAGTTTTATTGTCTAATCTTTTTTTCATCACTTTTTTACAAGATGGGCAAAACCAAGGCATTCTAGCTTCTTTCATAATATCAGATAGTCTATCAATTTGGTCACCACTTGGTTTCTTATTGGTATCATATCCAACCATAATTCTTTTTTCAGGATTTTCACCTCGTAAGATAGATTGC